TCCTCATAATCGACACGCAGGTAATTTTTCGCTTCATCCAGTGTAATCATCACATCACGCCTTTGCGGTAGAAGTGCCCTTGATTGTCAGCGTTTTAACTGCCTCGGGAAGAATCAGCTTGCCGTCTACACGCTGGGAGGCGAGGAAACCGACCTGACCGTTCATCGCAAACAATTCATTCAGACGCTTAAGAGAACGTCCCTGTCTGTCGGCAATCCAGTAATAGCTGAAATCACCGAAAGCGATAGCTTTACTGCCTGCATCGGGAGTGGGTGCATAGACGGAGGTCACATAGGGACGATTGAGAATTGTGTCGGGAACACCGGCAGTCACAGACGGCTGCCAGATGTACTGACCATTGCTGTCTTTCACCTTGCGGAGAGCCTTGACGGTCTGCTCATTGAGAACCCAGACCGCCTTCTTGCGGTACGTACTCTTGAGGGAGTAGAACAGCTCGATCATATCATCGAAAGTGATTGTTGCACCTGCCGTTGTCGCACCGTTTTCCGCACCGCCTGTGGCAGAAAAAATACCGGTAGGCTTGCCCTTACCGTCACCAATGAGGAACGCTTCTTCTTCCTTTGTGCCAATTCTGCGTGCAAATTCCTTTGCGATGTAGGACGGCAGATCGAAAACGGAATCGTTCAGAAGTTCCTCGGAAATCTTGATAGCAGTGCCGACCTTGTAAGCAGAAAGTGCGATCTGACCGAAAGCGTCATCGGAGAGGGTGTATGCCTCTTCCTCCTCCATCCAGACCGCCTCGCCCTTCTGGGTAATAACGGGAATCTTACGGTCGCCGTGAGCTGTCTGAATTCTTGTGGCAAGGGGACGGAATACATTCTCTTCCTCCAGTGCTGCAATGAGCTTCTTTTCAAACTCATCCGGCACGAGATAGCCGCCCTCGGTGTCCTCGCCAATCTGCAGAGCGTTTCTTACATCCGCAAAGTTTCTGTTGCGGACATTGTTCCAGAAAGCCTTGCTGTATTCCGCAGTTGCAGTAGAGGGCGTTTCGGGAGTGTCGATGTGTGTGCCGGGAGTGGTCACAACCGGCGTTGTGGTCGCAGCACTCATCTCACGGGCAAGCTTTTCCTGACGCTCAAGGCGGTCGATTTCCTTGCCGAGGTCAACGATCTGCTGTTCCATGGCATCGTAGGTCTTGCCGTCCTCCTCGGAAAGCAGACCGCTTGCATTTCTCTTGGAATCGAGGAAATCACGGGCGGTATCCCATGCTTTTGCTCTCTTTTCTCTCAGTTCCTGAATCGTCATAATATATCAGCCTCCTTGTTATTTCAGCAGAGCCAGACGCTTGTCCAGCTGTGCAATGGGTACGGATTTATCACACGCAGAAATTTTCTGCATGAAAGAAGCCGCAGTGTGGGACGGTGTGTACATCATCGATGCAGCATCCCTCTGCGGCTTTTTCTCATTTTCTTCGGCAGGCTCATCATCAAAATCACTGCCGTCATCGGTATCTTCCTCTTCTTCGGATTTCTCTGTTTCTTCGGGAGAATCCTCCTGTTCGGGTTCTTTCGCAGGCTGTTTTTCCTTTGCAAACAGAATGCCGTCAACAAAACCGAGCTGCAATGCCTTTTTCGCATTCAGCCAAGTTTCCTCCGACATCATTTTCGCAATCTTCGCACGGCTGAGGTGGCATTTCTCCTCATAAGCGTTGATGATGGATTCCTTGACTTCTTCAAGAAGTTCAATGGCTTTCTCCATATCTGCCTTGTTGCCGGATGCAAAACACGCAGGGTCATGGATCATCAGCATTGCAGTCGGTGCAATCAGTGTTTCATCACCAGCCATCGCCACAACGGAAGCGGCAGATGCAGCAAGAGCGTTGATTTTCACAGTGACCTTGCCTTTGTGACTGCGGAGCATTGTATAAATCTGCGATGCGGCAAACACATCACCGCCGGGGCTGTTCAGCCAGACGGTAAGATCACCCTTGACCTTGCTCAATTCATCACGGAACAGGGCAGGCGTGACCTCATCACCGAACCATGTGTCTTCCGAAATGGGGCCGTTGAATAGCAGTTCTGTTTCGTTGGTATCTTCGTTTTTCACGAAGTTCCAAAATTTCTTCATTGTGCAGTTTCCTCCTTTGTTTTATTTACGGAATAAGCAATTCCCGCATCAGAAAGGCGGCTCATCGAGCCGTTCACCAGATACAGATTGCCGCCTTCCTCATCGGGAATTGCGTTCATGTCCTCCAGCTCACGGATATCGTTTGCGGACATCCAGCCGTTCTGTCTTGCAGTTGCATAGCCCTGCATACGGCTTGCATAGTCTCCACGCAGCAGACCTTCCACATTGAATTTAATGAAATAGCGCCCCTTTTCGGAATCCGAAAGAAGCGCCTTCTGTAGTCCCTGTTCCCAGCGTACCAGCCACGGATCAAGGGTGTATTTTACGAATTCGAGCGACAGATGCTCGATGTTGGAGAAGGTGGCGTGGTCGAGGTCGCCGATCATGTGCAGCGGCACACGGTACAGGCGGGCAATTTCCTCGATCTGAAACTTTCTGGTTTCAAGGAACTGCGCCTCATTATTCGGAATGGAAATCGGCGTGTACTTCATGCCTTCTTCGAGGATGGCGGTCTTGTGCGCATTGCTGCTGCCGTAAGCCCGCTGCCAGGCCTCACGCACACGCTCCGGATTCTTGATCACGCCCGGATGCTCCAACACCGCTGACGGCGATGCACCATTGGCAAAGAACGATGCGCCGTATTCGTCGCAGGCGACCGCCAGACCGAGTGCGTTCTTCGCCATTGCAATGGGGCTGTATCCGACCAGACCGTCAAAGCCCAAGCCGGGAATATGCAGCACCTGTTCCATTGGCAGAATGATCTCGCCCTGCTGCCTGAAATTCGGGTTGTGTTCGTCGTACCGGCTGTAGCGGTAAATGAGCCTGCCGCGATCGTCACGGTCAACACGCACCTTATCCGGCATCAGCGGATACAGTCCGATGACGTCACCTCTGCCGTTCCGGATGATTTGTGCGTAGGCATTGCCGTAAATCAGCAGGTGCGACATCAGCGTTTCTCGGAACACAAAACTCGTCATTTCGGGATTCGGCTGATCATGGAGCAAAAAGTAAAGCGGGTGCTTCGGCACTCGCTCTTTTCCCTTGTCGGTGTATTCGTAAACGTGCAGCGGCAGCTGTGCGATGGCTTCGGAAAGCACCCTCACGCAGGCATAAACTGCGATGATTTGCATTGCCGTGCGGTCATTGACGCTCTTTCCGGCAGTGCTTCTGCCGAAGAAGTAGGTATAGCTGGGGCTGTTGTAGTTGTTCCGAGGCTTGTCTCGGCTTTTGAAAAGTCCTTTGAAAATGCTCATGGGGATCACGCTCCTTTCGGTTGACTTTTTCAATGGGGATGTGGTATAATTTATAAAATAGTGTGGGGTATAGGCTTCACAAACCAAGAATTTTGTGAATAAACAGGGGTGATCATAGTGAATGATATAGCGTTACCAGTTCTGTTTGTATTGCTCTGGGCAAAAAATGCATACTGCCTAAAATTTGCACTGCAATTTCGCCGTGATGTCAAAGCAAACGCATATATACAATGTTGGGCAGAAATCATCTGGGCATTTGGTACGTCGAACGGAACTTATTTCACAAGAAAATACGCCAAGGCAGTCTATACTGTTGACGGGGAACAGATATGTGGTAAAATGATTTGTGCATGTGATTTCAGAATAGATAAAGGCGATAAAGTTACTGTTATATTTCCTAAAAGCAATCCGAAAATATTCGCCTTTTCAGAACAACATATAAAAAATGCGGTTCTGACTTATTGCGTATTAACAGTAGTGTTTGCATTCTTATCCATTGGTATGACAGTCATATACTTACTCGCATTTTTTGAGAGATAATTTGTTTTCTACAAAGCAAAGAGTCTTACTTACCACTCCCAGTTTGTCGAGCCAATCACAACACCAACAACTCCCTCTCATCATAAATACTTGTCCACGAATCCCCAGCACCGCACCTCACCGCACGGTCAAGAGCCATAATCAGTGCAACCGCACCGTCAATCTTCTCCGTGGATTTCTCCTTGTCCGGCTTGATATTTCCGGCTGGGTCACGTTTGATGAAAATGTTATCCATCATCCATCTCAGCACCGGATGACCACCATGAGCAATCATTTTGTTGAGCGTCAGACGCATAAGTTCCTTGGTCGGCGGCGACATATCCTTGTAGCCCTGCCCGAACTGTACCATAGTAAAACCAAGTCCCTCAAGGTTTTGGCTCATCTGCACAGCGCCCCAGCGGTCAAAGGCGATTTCACGGATATTGAAACGCTGCCCCAATTCTTCAATGAAATTCTCGATAAATCCGTAGTGGACAACATTGCCCTCGGTCGTCAGCAGATAGCCTTGTCGTTCCCATATATCATATGGCACATGGTCACGGCGGACTCGGAGCGGCAGTGTATCTTCCGGCAGCCAGAAAAACGGCAGGATATAGTATTTATCGTCCTCGTCAATTGGAGGAAACACAAGCACAAAAGCCGTAATATCCGTAGTCGATGAAAGGTCAAGTCCGCCGTAGCAGACACGCCCTTCCAGTTCCGATGCATCAAAGTGAAAGTTGCAGGCATCCCATTTTTCCATGGGCATCCAGCGGACAGCCTGTTTTACCCATTGGTTCAGACGGAGTTGTCGGAAAGCGTTTTCTTCACCGGGGTTCTGTCTTGCGGATTCACAGGCGGCGACTACTTTTTCCATACCGATAGTCTCGCCGAGAGAGGGGTTCGCCTGTTTCCAGACTTTTGGAGAAGTCCAGTCGGCATCATCCTCCGCACCGTAAATGACCGGATAGAACGTCCGGTCAATTTTTCTGCCCTCAAGAATGTCTTTGGCTTTCTGGTGCTGTTCATAGCAGATGGAATTGGTATCCGTGCCTGCCGTGGTGATAAGAAAGTACAGCGGCTGCATTCTGGCATCACCGGAACCCTTTGTCATAACATCAAAGAGCTTTCGGTTTGGCTGGGTATGCAGCTCATCGAACACAACTCCGTGGATGTTAAAGCCATGCTTGCTGTACGCTTCTGCCGAAAGCACCTGATAGAAAGAATTGGTCGGCATATAGACAATTCTTTTCTGTGATGCAAGAATTTTCACACGCTTATTCAGTGCAGGACACATCCGCACCATATCGGCGGCAACCTCGAAAACGATGGACGCCTGCTGTCGGTCGGCGGCACAGCCGTAGACCTCCGCACGTTCCTCGCCGTCACCACAGGTGAGCAGCAAGGCAATGGCGGCGGCAAGCTCAGATTTACCGTTTTTCTTCGGAATTTCAATATATGCTGTGTTGAACTGGCGGTAGCCGTTGGGTTTCAGAACGCCGAACAAATCACGGATGATTCGCTCCTGCCAGTCCAGCAATTCAAATGGTTTTCCTGCCCATGTGCCTTTGGTGTGGGAGAGGCATTCGATAAAGTTGACTGCGTAATCGGCGGTGGCTTTGTCATAGTGGGAATCGTCTGCCATGAATTCTGTGGGTGTGTATTTTTTCAGCTTTTTCAAATGACCGCCTCCTTTCAAGAGAAAAGCTCCGCATTGCTGCAGAGCCTTTCCCGATATATTTTGGATAAGAAAATGGTTAATTGTAATCCCGAATCAGGATTGCAAGTGCCTTTTCGGTGTCGCTGTCGATTGCCTTGGTGTCCTCGCCACGGTCGTAGTTGTATACGATTCTGCCATTGCGTTTCAGCATCAGCTTGCTGATTCTGCCGTTGCCGATCCCGAAATGGCTCGGCTCATCGTAGTGCTTCACCCAGTAATGGAAAATGCTCCTGCCGATTCTGATTGTCCCTTCGTGCCACATAGTAAAACCTCCGTATTTTCGTTGCTTTCGCCCTTCGGCATAATGTATATTACCGTCTTTCCGGCGATAAGTCAACGGTGTTTCGGATAATAAATGTGACAAAGATGAGGGGCTGAATTTGTGCATATCATTGACGCTCCTGTTTACCCACAAACGCTCACTGTGCCGCCGTTTTCGGCAGGGCATTGTTATCGTTGCTGCCCCTCACAAGCCGCCGTGTTGGCGGCTGCGGGGCTTGTGCCGGGGAGGTTATCTCCCCGTTCTGCACTCCCATTCGAATTCGGCGTAGGCTTCGTAGTCCCTTTCAAAAGCCTCGTCGTCATCGATGTAGTCGTACTCGTAGTTGATTCCGATGACTTCTTCGAAGGTCGTGCCCTCGTCCTCGGCGGCTTCCTTTGCAAGCTCCTCGGCGTGCTTTTCAACCCAGGCTTCGAAATCCTCGTCCATGTCCTCGTTGTCGATTTCCAGCTCGTATTCCCATTCGCTGTCCGCCCAGGTGATGATTGCCTTGGAAGTGTATTCTTCCTCATTCCAATTTCTCTTGCTTGCCATCGCTCTTGCCTTTGCAACTCCGTAACTTACCATTTTCTTATCC